TCAAATATAATGAGGTATTTATCTTCGGGTTATGAGCTTAATCATTCTGTTAATAAAAAGAAAGATCATCCTAAAGGTTTTAAATGTGGTTATGATCACAATACAGCAAGATATTGCTGGGTTAATTTTATTCCTGCAGTATTTAATACTAGGAAGAATCAAATTTACACTATTGAGTTTCGTCCACATTCTGCAAGTACATCTTATAATAAGATTAAAAACTGGTTATTCATATGTATTGCTTTGATTGATGTTGTAGAGAATCATAAGAATGAAATCTATAAGAATCCAAACATTACATTAAATGAGATAATTAGATTAGTTTATCCTAATAATTTTACTAATCTTATTGATTATATTGAGAAAAGAACTTTAAAATTCTCTGATAAATCAATAGATCAAGAAGCATCTGATTATACGGATAATGAAGTAACAAATGATTTAACATTAAAAAGTTTATAAAATATGTGTTTAATAAGCGTGTGCCCCAAAGGAACTAAGAAGGGCACAGAAGAAGTATATAAATTTATAAAATCTGGCATGGACAGTAACACTAGTGGTAGTGGCTATATGTTTAAGCGAGATGGCGATAATAAAATAACTATTAGAAAAGGATTTTTTAATTATGGAGCATTAATTGAATCTTTAAAAAGTGAAAATCTAAATGATAATGATGAGTTAGTAGTTCATCATAGGATTCCAACAAGTGGCAATAAGAATGATTTAAATTGCCATCCATTTGTAGTATCTGATATACATGAGGAAGTTATAATGACTAATGGAAGTACAGAAAAGCCTTGCATGGCTCATAATGGTATTTTCAGTAGAATTATACATTTTGAAAATCTTAATCCTGATTTTTCAGATACTTATGCATTTACTAGATATATAATGGGTAATCCTAGAATGTATGAAATATTTACAAGTGATTATCATTTATTTGAAACTTTAACTTCTCATATAGTTGGTACTGATAAGTTAGTATTTTTATTCCCTGATAAAGATTTGAAGATGATAGGTAATTATATTGAAGATAATGGCTATTTTCACTCAAATACAGGCTATAAGAGATATACTTATGACAGAGGTGGTAGTAGTAGTCATAATTATGCTACAACGTCCTATAATAGCTTTTCTGAAGGTTTTGGTAGTTATGATGAATATGACACTGAAGATGAGTATGGATGGCCACCAGCCTTACCTGCAATCAAAGTTAAAGAAAAGGTATCTGGTTATATAACTATACCTAATCTTTTAACTTTTGATTCTAGTGAAATAGGAATAAATGAGAATAATTATAATCATTTTGACTATGTAATGAAAGCTAAGTGGAATGACACAGCTCCTAATGAGAGGTATAAGATTAAATTAAGTAGTTTAGAAGGGTTTGATGGTAATGCGTTGCTACAAGTATTAACATGGGTTAGTGAAGATAAAAAGAGTTATGGTACTGCCGTACAGACTTTTTCACTTATGGAGAACTATTATTATATTCCTAAGAAACAATATTATGATGTTTATAAGGATTATAAAAGATTACTTCTTAATGATTATCAGTATAGCAAAAGCTCTATTAAAGATTTAGGTAAATTACTAAGTCGTAACTACATGAAGCCTGACAATCATCCAACCTTGTTTAAGAAGGATCGTAAATTCTATTGTTTAAAAGCGTTAAAAATGTTACACGACAATTTAACTAATCCAATGAAAGAAGTTATTGATGCATTAAACTCAGGTACTGCATGATAGAAAATGTAAATAGTATATCTGATAGACAAAAGATGATACATATTTACTTAAAAATTCTAAATATTAGTAATAATAATTTGTTTTCTAATGTAGAAATAGTATCTTTGTTAAAGTCTAAATTTGATTATGATGTGTCAATAAAAGATGTCCAGTTGTATTTTGAACCAACGTTGTTTGAAGATGAGATTGATTTGAGATGGCAGATGAAACACTTAATGTAACAACTGAATGAACAACTTTAACATAAATATAAAAACAATAATAGATCTTCAACTTAGTTTTGAAGAGTATTTTGTTTTATATTGCATACATACAAATAATAAACAACTTATAACAAGTTATACGCACAACTGCAAAAAGATTAAAACCTATGTTTTCATAGATTTAGAAACTAATGGCTACATTAACATCGCAGACCGATTAGACAATAATATTTATTTTGAGTTATTATCTCTTACTGATAAAGGAAAGTCGCTACTGAGTAACCGTAATCCTTTAGAATCAGAACATAGCTTTGAGGAATTCAGAAAATTTTATCCTTCTATTGTTAAACAAGGGGTTGAAACCCGCCGTTTACATGGAAATCTTAAAAAGTGTAAGAGTGCCTATGAGAAGTTATTACTGGAAACAACGCATGAAATATTATGTAAATGTGCACAATTATATCATAAAGAAAAGATTAGATCTAACTCTGTGATATATATGCAGAATCTTGAAACTTGGCTTAATCAAGCAAATTATAAACAATACCTACAAGATATAAAACAGGTAGAATTAATAACTAATACGGAAAATACGCAGAGTGAGGATATTTGATAATCTATATAATAAGATAGAATCTAATATAGAGAAGAAAGAATTAGGTGGTATAACTTCAATCGTACCACCTTTTCCTAGATTAGCTAAAAAGTATCCTGGTTGGGTAAAAGGTACTTATTCAATAATAACCGCATCAAGCGGTATTGGTAAGACTAAAATAGCAAAGTTCTTTGCAGTAACATCTGTATATGAATTTGCTAAAGCTAACCCTAATATAAAGGTTAAAGTATTCTACTTTGCATTAGAAGAAAGTAGAGAAGTTTTTTGGTTGAGTATGATAAGTAGTTTATTGTATACAAGATATAATATATACTTATCACCTCAACACCTTTTATCATTAGGTGAATTTACTTTAGATAGGGACACACTTGAGAAAATTCAGTCTGTCAAAGATGAAGTAAATGATATGGAGAAATATATTGATGTTGTAGATCATGTATTTAACCCATATGGTATTTATAGATATGTAAGAGAATGGTTTCAGAATCCTGAAATTGGTAGTTTTAAAAAGATTGAAACTGAGAATGGTGTAATCAATGGTGAATTTGTATATAAAGATGACGATCAATATGTATTTGTAGTCACTGATCACGTATCATTATTAGTTCCAGATACTAATGGAAAGATTACTCAACAAAAGAACTTACATGAAGCTATGAGCTACTTCTCTCAAGAGTATTGCCTTAAACAAATGTGTAAAAGATTGAAATGTGTTGTGATTAATATTCAACAACAAAGTGCTGAGAAGGAGAAACAGGAGTTTTATAAAGGTCAGTCTATTGAGAAGAAATTAGAACCAAGCCTTGATGGTTTAGCTGATAATAAATTAACACAAAGAGATTGTGACCTTGTGTTAGGTTTATTTGCCCCAACTAGATATGAATTAGATAGTTATAGGGGATTTAATATAAATAGATTGAAGGATAAGTACAGGTGTTTAATATTTCTAAAAGATCGTCACTATGGCTTAGCAAACAACTATGTAAATCTTTATTTTAATGGTGCTTCAAACATTATGAAAGAGTTGCCACTTGCTAAAGATATGACTGAAAATGATTACTTAAATATTGAACAAAATAAATTCTAATAAATGACAGAAACAATTAAACTTCCTACTAAAAAAGTAGAAGCGCAAAGAGTTAATCCAAAGAGATTAGTTATTTATTCTAAGCCTAAAACTGGTAAAACAACAGCATTTGCAGGTTTAGATAATAATTTAATAATAGATTTGGAGAATGGCTCAGATTATGTAGATGCTTTAAAGGTTAAAGCAAATAGTATTGAGGATCTTAAAACAATAGGAACTCAATTAAAAGAAGCAAATTTTCCTTATAAGTTTGTTACAATTGATACTGTAACTGTACTTGAGGATATAGTAAAACCATATGCTTTAAGGTTATATAAAAGCACTCCAATAGGTAAGAATTTTGATGGAGATGATGTGCTTAAACTACCTAATGGTGCTGGTTATATGTATCTCAGAGAAGCATTCTTTAAGATACTAGACTATATTGATAGTTTTGCTCCTCATATCATATTATCTGGCCATATAAAGGATAAACAGGTAGATGATAAAGGTGAGCTTGTAATGGCTGCAAATATAGATTTAACTGGTAAAATTAAATCTTTAATCTGTTCTCAAGCAGATGCAATAGGTTATATGTTCAGGAAAGGTAATCAAACTATTCTTAGTTTTAAAGCCACTGATGAAATAACTTGTGGTGCTCGTCCTGATCATTTAAAGAATCAGGAAGTATTGCTTGCAGAAGAGGTAAACGGTGTGTTTACAACACATTGGGATAAAATTTATAAATAATAATAATAAAGTAACTAATAAAAAAATAATAATATGTTCAATTTAAACGAAGCAAACGAATCAACAGGAAGTTCAGTTAATTACCAAAAAGTTGGTATTTATGAAAATGTAAGAGTAACTGAAGTAATTTTAGCTAAAACTGGTCTTAATCAAGTTCCTTATATGGAGTTAAAAACTGTTGGTGAGGATGGTGCAGTTGGTAAAAGTAATAAAATGTTCTTATCTACAGATGTAAAGCCTGGTAAACAAACTTCAGCTTGGGCAATTACTGCTCGTAACATCTTAGATTTAATTGTAAATACTCACAATATCACTCGTGACGAAGCTAAGGCTATTCAGTTAGTTAACCCTGCTGAAACTAATCCTGAGAAGGCACAGGCTGATTTAGTTAATAAAGTAGCATCTTTATTAGTAGGTAAGCCATTCCGTGCTAAGTTCCGTGGCGAAGAAGGTACTAAGCCAGGTGTTATTTGGGTATCATTAGATTTGACTGAGTCAATGAATGTGCCTAAAGATCAATCTATGTTGAGATTTGATCCAGCACGTGATATTAAGAAATTAGTTGTTCCAGCTACTACTGCAGCTGCAACTAATGATTTACCATTCTAAATCAATTTAATTAAGTATTAGGGGCATTTAAACGTGTCCCTAATGCTTTTATAAATATGTATAATTTACAAGAAGAACATAGTAATATAAGTTTAGATGATATATTCTCCAGAATATCAGAATATGAGTTATGGAGTTATTATTGCCCTAATTTTACAAAATTAGATAAATCTTTTTTATCAGAACTTTACGATGATAAAAACCCTTCTTGTAGAATATTTATAGGTAATAACAATAGGTTACAATACAAGGATTTTGGTACAGGAGATACTTACACAATATTAGATTATATTCAAAGAAAATATAATTGTAATTTTAAGGAATGCTTAAACATCATAGCTAATGATTTTAGCTTAAAGAAAACAGGTATAACTTTAAATAAAACAATTAAAACTATTAATATTGAAGAAAAGTTATTGATTAGACCTAAATCAAGGATTGAAATATTATCACAACCTTTTAACATAACAGATTTTAATTATTGGAATCAATATAAAATACCATTTGAATTACTTAATGAATATAATGTGTTTTCATGTAAACATGTTTATTTATATAAAGGCGATGATATGACTGTATTTACTTATACTAAACAACGACCTATATACGCTTATAGGTTTTGTAGTAATAATGAATATAGTTATAAGATATATATGCCTTATAATGATAAAAAGTATAAATGGTTATTTTCTGGTGGTAGTTCAAAAGATATTGAAGGAATTGATCAGCTTTCATTAAATGGCGATACGCTTATATTGACTAAAAGTTTAAAAGATTGTATGGCTTACAGATTACTAGGTTATGACGCTATATCATTGCAAGGAGAAGCTAATAAACTAGAATATGATCTTGTAGATAGGTTACTTAAAAGGTTTGATAAGATTATTGTTAATTATGATAATGATGCAGAAGGTATAAAAGGCTCTGAAAGATTTAAAGCACAATATAATTTTGATTATTTCTTTATAGATGAATATAAAGATTTAAGTGATTATATAATGCATAAAAGTCTTGCAGAAGCTAAAGAAATGATTTCAAATAAATTAAAACAATTAAATGGCTAATAAAATTAAAGTAAGTTTTGAGATTGAAGATTCTTATAATATACAAGGGTTTAGGAACTTCTTAAAGTATGTACAATCTGATGATAAGTTTGAACTATACATCATATCTAATGATGATGATTCTGCACTTATATTAAGAATTGGAAGTAATTTAGGATTAGATCCATCTAAAGTAATTGTATGTAATTTTACTCAAGATAAAATACAAGCTATTATTGATAATAAAATTGATATTCATTTAGATAATTTACAAAGTACTATAATGCTTGTACAGGAAACTACAAGTGCATATGGTATATTAGTAACTAAAAATCTAAATAAATATTATTTAGAACCAGACTATGTTATAGTATTTAACAGAGTTGTGGAAGAAATAGAGAGTAATGCAACGTAAAAAGAAAAAATCAAGTTTTTCAGAT